GCATGCGAGAACCTGTTGGGCGAGTCATTGGTCTAGCCATTGGCATCATAGGCATGATGTACTCCTAGTCGTGTTTTTGGTGCTTGTGCAAATGCTCGATCTCGTGGTGGTGCAACTCGTGACCAGCCGCGTGCTCTTTGTAGTGATGGTGGTGATGCACATGACCGCCTTCGTGATGATCCTTCATGTGGTGCACATGGTGTTTGTGCTCATGGGGATGCTCGTGTCCAGCAGGATGAACGTGCTTGTGGTGTTCGTGGTGTTTGCTATGCATGATGTCCTCACTTCTTGTGATGATGTTTAGCGTGGCCACCACGCTTCATACCCGTTGTAGAACCAGCCATTTTGGGCTCCGTGCCTTTGGTGTGGCCACGCTCTTGAACAGCATGTTCGCCAAAACGCTTGTTACCGCCTTCTTTGACCTTGGCCATCTTGGCTGTGGTCATGCCCTTTTTCTCTTCAACGCCATGCTTGCCAGTGACTTCGCCACCTTTAGCATAAGCTTTGTGATGGGCTGTACCGCCATGCTTCATCGCTTCTTTCAAGTGATGATGCGCCATCTTCATGTGATGAGAATGCATTTCGTGCTTTTCCATGTTTCCACCTTCTTTAAAAGTCTTGCCTTTGTCGGCGTTGCTAAAATCTTGTCCCACTGTTTGTGGAACCCCTACCTTCTTTGCAAACGCCTTGTTATGGGCAATTGCTTCCATAAACTTGTGTTGTTTTGCGCTATGACTTGGCATATTAAACAACCCTTCCTTTTGTGTGTCCCCTGATGGCACAACCATCAGCACAGTTCCAAGCCCGAAGGCTTTTGTTAATCCGACTGTTGGGATCGTTGGCAGTCTTTGACGACGTCAACTTTTTCTTCATCCCCGACATTCGTGCGCAAAAAGAATCCCTGCGTGAGCCTCCCTCGGGTTGCGGACGCTTTAAATGCATCCCCTCCTTCGCGGCTGATGCACGACCTTTGGCGTTTAGCCCGCCATTCGGATTCTTCCCTTCCTTGCGTTGCCATGCGGGTGACTTAGCCATAGATAGTTGTGACGTAAGAACAGTTGCTAAAAGTGAGCGTCAGACCACCCGCCGCTAAAATCCCTTCTCCAGGCAAAATCAAATTGATTGTGTACGTATCTGAAGCAGAAACTACCATCTTGTATAAAATAGCACCGGACGTAGTATCTGTGTAGACAATACTACCAGCAGTACCATTGCCAAGATACATAAACCCTTTTAGGCGTTGTCTATTGCCAGTAATATTTGCTGGCGATGTTGTGTTATACGATGATAGAACATCATATTGCATTGTCATGATTAATCTCCTTAATTAAAGACGGGGGCCGAAGCCCCCAGAAGATCAGTCGAAGTTACCGTAGGGGTAAGTTGTGCTGTTACCAATGTTCATATCCAATTGGTTGTAACGCAAAGTCACTTCAATCTGACCCGATGTAGGTGTGGTCAAGCTGGTATTGGTGATCTTCAAAGTCACAACAACTTGTGAGAACCATGTGGGCTGTGTATTGGTGTTGGGGTTCTGGAAGTCTTGCAGTGTGGCACTAGCGTATGGAAGCTGTGTACCAACATATGTAGCAGTTCCACGAGTAGCTGAAGTAATTGCAGCCATCGTAGCGTAAACACCAGTGCTTGTTGCAAAGTTGTTAGATACATATGGTTGGATTGAGTTAGCTGTTACGCTACCGTCTGTGGGCAATGTGCCAACATCAACAATCACGTCAGTGATGTTGCAGCTATAGGGCAAATAAAACACCACACCGCGATAGATTGTTCCAGATGTATCAGCAGTAGGAGCAGAAGCTACTGTGGGGCCTGTATTGCTCAACACACCAGACTGGGGTGTGTAAATAACAGCAGAATTGTTAGGGATGTTGTTTGAGTTAACAAATACGCCTGAACCACCGCCATAGTTGGCTGTGTTAGGTGTTGTGACTGAGAAGTCCAACAAAGCGCTTTGAACTAAATCTGTGTAACCAATGTTACGAACAGGGCTAAATCTTTGGTCGCCCGAAATAATAGGGCCGGAGAACGTGGTGCGTGCCATGCTAATTCCTTATGCAAAAGTCTCTTGTTAATCGTTGCATCGTCTGCTGGGCCAGTGGCAACAAGAGAAAAAATCCCAGACAGCCTTCAATATACACTAATTTTTTAGTTTGTCAACAAATAAAAAAGGGGGCCGAAGCCCCCTTTGTCGATCAATAAGAACCGTAGATTCCCAATGGATCTGACCAGCCGAAGCTGTAACGCTCACGAGACTTGTAACGTACGTTACCAGTGTCGAAGTCACCGTCCATAGAATTCTGCAATGGTGTGCGCTCAAAGTGCTTCAAACCATTGGGAACGTCTGTGGTCAGGAACCAAGCGTTGGGTGCTGTCAAGAAGTGGTTAACTGTGTAACCTTCAGGAACAGAACCGTTGTTCTTAATGGCGTTAATGTCGTTGTTGTTTGTACCAACGCGCAACTCAGTCTCTAAGAGGCGAGTAGCAACGAACATCAATGCTGGGGGAACAATCAATTTCTTGGGTCTAGCAGCGATCAAAAGGCCACGCTCGTCTGTCCAAGCAGCGATTTGAATAACGGCGTTCTCAAGAGAAGTCTCGTTCAAGTCAGCGGCTGTGGAAGGAGTGTTGGCATTGGTGCCACCGTTAACCAAGGGATGAGCTGTGTTCAACAAAGATACGCCGTCGCCACCCGTGTAGGTTGCGTTGAAAGCATTGTTCAAAATTGAAGCAGCTTTAACTTGCTTGGTATAAGCCATAGCGCGAGCCAAGCCTTTGGTGTAACGAGCAGACAAGCTGTCGTACAAGTTATCCTCAATAGCCTCTTCGGTGATTGAGAATCCAAGGGCGATAGTCTCGTGGTTATAGCGAGCTGTAAATGCCTCTTGTGCATTGTCATAGCTGAGTGCTGTACCCTCGGGCTTAACTGGAGCAGCGGAGAAACCAGAGAGTTTGGTCTCTTCTTCGAAGCTACGCTCTGATTTCTCAGTCTCGTAGATTTCTTTATGCTCTTCGCCGTAACGTGCGTACTCAAGACCAAACAATGCGTTCAATCCGGGGAGCAGCTCTTTAAGTAGTTGTGCGCGTGAAATAGCCATTTATGTGCTCCTTAATTAAACGCCAGTGTTGTTAGTCAAACCTTGGAAGCCTTGGTTCCATACAACCAATGCCTCGGGCCAGCCAACGAAAGTTACTGATGAGCCAGATGCCAAAGTAACGGCACTGTTCACAGTCACGGTAGTACCACTTACAGTCACTACATAAATGTAGTTACCTTGGGCAGAGCCTGTGCCAGTAGGGGCAATCAGTTGCATACCGGGCTGGATGGCTGTGTTAGCAGCAGTCAATGTCACAGTTGTGCTTGAACCAGAAGTAGAAGCAGTGGCTGAAACGCTAACGGCTGTGTCGTTAACAACGCCAACAACGCGGAAAGGCAAAGCTGAAGTAATACGAGTATTACCAGAAGTACCAGAGCTAACCACAGCACCAGAAATGGCCATTGCTGAGTCACCAGTTGTGGTGTTGCCGGTTGTACCAGTGATGGCATATACGTTGGTACCAATGAAGGTAGGGTTGATATAGCCAATTGTGGAAGCAGTGTTAGACAAGGAAGTACCTTGAGAAACAACAGCAGCTTTGAACACGGTACGGGGATCATCAATCACATATCCAACTGCGTAGTTAGATGTTGTGCTTGCTGGCCAGTATTGACCGCGAACGATCTGGCTTGAAGAGTTTGTGTACTCAGCGCCAACGAAGATACCTAAAGTACCTGCAACTGCTGTACCGGGAGAGGAAGCAGCAGACATAGTAGTGGCAACGATAGTACCACCAGACAACTGAACAATGTCACCATTGAACAAGTTGGTAGAGTAGCCAGTAGCAATGGGGTACATACGAGTTGAACCTGCGTATGGTAAACCGCCCATCTCACTGACCGCTTTAAACCCGTAAGGGGCTGGAACGATTGGATAAGCCATTTAAGGACTCCTAAAAAATTTACTTGGAACCTGCACCAAATCCAACTCCGCGTGTGGTTGTGGACTGTCTGTCCGCAAACTTACGCATCCTTGGATCATTGTCTTTCATGAAGCTATTGTCAACCGATTCCATCTGCTCTGCTGCTTGTTTGGCATAGTATTCATCGTAAGCGCGGATGTTCTCAATACTGTTTTTGCACAGAATCAAGCCACCAATTTCCACGTTACCCTGCTCATTGCCATCAATCATCAGCTCAGGATGGTCGGATGCCTTGACTGGTTCCCACCCATCACGTCTCATGCGGGACATGCGGGTATGGTCTGCCTTGCCAAGTATGTGCGTCAGAATGTATCTGTAGCCATACCCGGGTTCGGGAGTAGGATCAGGCAAGTCGCTCGTGGGTTTGTACACCACACGTGCAGTTTTTTCGCGTGTTGCTAAGTCACGGTTAATTTTTGTATCAGCCATTTTGGTTCTCCAGTTTTTGAACTTCTGCGTAATATTTTTTGGGATCTAAATTGAATCGCTTGACTAACGCCGCCTGTGTGGGGGTCAGTTGGACTTTTTTAACTCCCGTCGAACGTGACGCAGGAGCAACCACTGAAGAAGGTCGTTTGACTTCAACAGATTTTTTCTCTGGTTCACCAAATACTTCTGGGAACTTCGAGCGTACGCGAGCATCAATCTGCTCGTAATATTGGTCAGAGCGTGGGTCGAGACCCCCGTTCACTAGCTTTTGGTGCAGCCCTAGTGCGTAGCTGGTAACTTCTTCAAACCCATCAGAACCGAACCACTGGTTTTTTGCCTGCCAGCGCAGGGATTTTTCATCCGGTTGAACCTGCTGTGTCTGTCGTGGTTGTATTTGTACCTCATTCCGTTCCTCTTGTAAAGGGGTAGCGCGATAATTTTTTATCCGCTCAAGGTTCATTTTGGCTTCAGTTAGCTTTTCTTGCGCCTCAATGATCTTGTCAGTGTCAAAAGCCTCTTGAGCCTCTTTATACTGACGTCGAGCCATCGCAAGGTCTGCCTCCGCTTTCTCCTTGGAAGAGGAAATGAACGCTTCCTGACCGACGTTAACGCTC